TCACAAGCCAAGGTGGATGCCGAGAACTTCCGGTCATATGTCGATGCCTTGGAGAGTAAACTGGCGAAACAACTCGACTTGCATATGAACGTCATTGCGGACCATCTCGGGAAGATGCATGAAGCGGCGACGCAGGGACGCGAGCATGCGCAGGATGCTAATCAGGCGGCACTTGACCGGCAGCATGAGTTGAACATGGCGCAGTTGGGGCACCAGCAGGCGCTTGAGCAGGGGCAGCAGGCAGCAGCATTAGCGCCGACACCGGATCAGGGCAATGCCTGACACCCATCAGGTCTACATGAGTGGCGAGCATGGCCCCTTTCGCTGCGACCATTGCGAGTATTACGCTGCGGCAGATAGTTGCCGGCAGCCGGAGATTATCGCGCTGGCGAAGGATGGCGAGTTTGGCCTCTCAATGCGTGGGAAGTTCGCGAAGGTGGACCCGAACGGGTGCAGCGATTACTTTGAGCCGACGACGTGGAGTGGACGATGATGCACTATGTGAGTCTCGCGGATATCGTGCTGGATTGTATTCAGGCGGCTACCGCGGCTGCCGCGTTCGTGTTCGGCATGGCCGCACTGTTTGGGTAACATGGAGCGCACGATTCCGAATGGTGCGGCGCTGATCATCGCGCGCCTCTTTAGCGCGAAGGGCCTCGACGCCGCGCGGCTGAAGAAGGCCAAGGGCATGGCGAGTCGGCATAAAGTCGATTGGCTGGATGTGGTGATTGCGATGACGCCGGAGCAACGGAAAGCAGTCGAAGATGTCTCTTGAGGATAGACCCACCGACGAATATCAATTGACGCTGATGCTGAGTAATGGCATTCCCGGGGAAGAATCATGGGCCAAATGTGCCGTTCCCGGGAGGGCACTATCCTTACCGCTCCATGATTTAATCCAACGGTATGTCATGCCATCTTTGGTAGCAGTTATTCAGCAGAGGCCTGAAATAAAGACAGTGGAGGCGCTGAATGGCTGACTATCCGCCGAGGCCGCCACGACCGAAGGCCCCAGCCTGCTCCTGTGGTCATGATTTGAGCGATCATCGCTACGGATCGTGGGAGTGCGGTATCTGTATGTGCCCATGGTATGACGGGGATAAGGTGCCGAAACCAAAGGTCGTGATGCATGGCTAAGTTGACCGCGCACGCCCGCAAAGAGATTCCGACGAAATCATTCGCGCTGCCTGGCCGTCGCTATCCGATCGAAGACCGCTCGCACGCCGCCAATGCGAAGGCGCGGGTGTCGCAGTTCGGCACGCCGGCTGAGAAAGCGGCCGTGAATGCGGCCGTGGCGCGGAAGTATCCTGGGATGGGCAAGCCGCTGTCGAAAGTGGGCCGCTAGTGCCGGCGAAATCTAAGGCGCAACAGAGGCTTTTCCAAGCCGCTGAGCATAATGCGCAATTCCCAATGGCGCAGAAACTTCGCCAATCCATGTCGCATGAAAAGCTTCGAGAGTTTGCCGTGGGCAGCGAAAAGGGCAAGCCGCAGCACGTCAAAGGCGCGAAACCACTGTCGAAAGTCGGAAAGTCGTATTGACACCTGTCAAGACATTGACGCAATATAGAGCCGCTTCATGAGTCCAGTCGACACGGAAACACCTGCAGACGCGCTGCCGGCGCATGCGTCGGACGATTTGTGGACGGCTGATAGCGAACGCCAGCCAGACGCGCTCCAGACCTCCGATCCGGTCCCAGCCAATGAGCCACTAGAGGCAACTCCGGAATTGCCCCTTGAGACGGCGCCAACCGCCGATCGGGACGAATCCGGCAAATTCAAGCTGCGCTCTGGCAAGCCGCGGAACGATCCGCAGGCACGTGTTCAGCAGGCCACCGCGAAAGAGGCCGCCGCCAAAGAAGACGCGCGACTCGCTCGCGAAGAGGCGGCCTCACTCAAAACACGCTTGGAAGCCCTTGAACGGGCGCAGCGACCGGCTGAACGGGCTGAGCCAGCGTCCCAGCCATCAAGTCGCGGCCAGTCAGCGACTAATGAGTTTCCAGAATTTGAGGATTGGGTCGCTGCGCATCCTGAGATACCCGCCAATCCGCGCGCATGGACAATCTACAACGATCAGCGCACGCGATGGAATTGGGGCGTCTATCAGGCTGAACTTCAGCAACAGCAAGTGATTCAAAACTACCAGCAGCAGATTGAGACCGCGAAACAGAGCGATCCCGTGCTGGTGCAAGCGTTAGCGAATGACCCGCCGGTGTCGCCGCTCATGGAGCGCGCGATATTGGCTTCTCCGAACTCGATTGATATTGTGCGGTATCTCGGCACGCATCCCGAGGACTGCGCCCAGCTTGCGCGAGAAACGTCCAGTCTGTCGCTCGATGCTGTTCCCGTGATGCGTCGCCATCTCGAAACCCTTGTGGCCTCTGGTGCTGTCGCCAATCGACCTGATGCAGCCCAGTCGGTCAAGCCATCAACAGCCAACCCTCCCATTCATCGGGTCGGGGGCACGGCGAGTGCGACTCCTGTGGACCCTGACGAGATGGACTTCAGTCCGGAATACATCCGGATCGAAAACGCCAAAGAAAAGAAACGCAGGGAACAGAGCCGCTGGTAAGGGAGGCCTTCAGTGGCCAACCAGCTCATTACCCCGCTGTGGACGCTGAAGCGCGTCGGGCGGATCGCGATCAACAACCTCAAGTTCGCGAATAACGTCGATCGGACGTATGACGACGATTTCGTGCAGGCCGGCGCCAAAGTGGGCGCGACCATCAATCTGCGTCTGCCGCAACGCTTCCAGACCACGAAAGGTCAAGCGTTTCAACAGCAGAGCATTACCGACCAGATCGTGCCGGTCACGCTGACCGACCAGGCGAACGTCGGGATTTCCTTCTCGTCGTTCCAGATGACGGTCGATGTCGACGACTACACGGGTCGTTACATTGAGCCGGCATCGGTGCAGCTCGCGAACACGATCGACTTCGACGGCCTCTCGCGCATCTTCCTTGAGGTTTACAACAGCGTCGGCACGCCGGGATCGAATCCCACCGCGAATAGCACGTATCTCGCGGCGAATACGCTCCTGTCGAACAACGCCGCGCCTCCGCGCCGGATGGTCATCACCAATCCGGACATGCAGGCGGCCATCACCAACGCGAACTTCGCCCTGTTCAATCCTCAGGGCACCATCTCGGATTCGTTCGAGAAGGGCATTTACGCCAGCAACGTCCTCGGGTTCCAACAGTGGTTCTGGGATCAGAACGTCGCGCGGTTCACGAACGCGACCTACGGCGGCACGCCGCTCGTCAATGGCGCGAACCAGACCGGCTCCTCGCTGATCACGGATGGCTGGACCTCGGGCGGCACGACGCTGACCGTGGGCACCATCTTCACGCTGGGCCCATCGGCAGTTGCGGGCACCTCGGGTGTCTTTGCGGTCAATCCGCAGAACTATCAGAGCACCGGATCGCTGCAGCAGTTCGAAGTGACGCAGCGCATCAGCGACACCACGGGCGCGATTACGGTCAGCATCAAGCCGGCGATCATCACCTCAGGTCAGTTGCAGACGGTCACACAGTCGCCGGTCGACAATGCGGTGATTACCGTCGTCGGCACCTCGGCCGTCACGGGCGCCCAGGGCCTCGGCTGGGTCAAGGAAGCCGTTGTCATGGTCATGGCCGACCTCATCATGCCGGAAGGCGGCGCGATTGCCGAACGTATCCAGAGCAAGCCGCTGGGATTTGCCTTGCGGATGGCGAAACAGTGGAACGCCTTGAGCGACCAGAACCTCTGTCGAATTGATTGCATTTACGGCTGGAAGACTTACCGGCCGGAATGGGTCGTTCGGATCCAGGGAGCATAACGATGGCATTAGCAGAAACGACACTCAGCGGGGCCAAGGCCATCAGCGATACGACCCTGTCGATCGCGACGACCACGGGGATGACCCGCGGCAAGATGTTCATGATCGACAGCGAACTCTTCAAAGCCTCGGCCGATGCGGTCGGTGGCTTGGTGCCTGTCTTGTGCGGACAGGATGGGACGGCCCAGCGCGCCCATATCTCAGGGGCTCAGGTCTTCTGGGGCGACCCGTCCGACTTCTCCTCGCCGCCGGCAGGCGAAGAAGTGCAGATTCCGTTTGCCCCGACTGTCGAGCACATCACCTACAACACCTCAACGGGTGGCACACTGGTCATCCCGATCAGCAAGGGTGGCGTCTTCGTCAATGTGCTCGGCACCGTGACGACGGCGCAGTTGATTGCGGATCCGACCTTGGCGCAGGAAGGCCAAGTCGTCACGATTCAGGCCGGGGCGGCGCATGCCTACGTGCTGAATGCGGTGGATGCGCTTGGGGCCGTTTCGGAAGTCAGCTTC